AACAAAACCTTTTTCACCAATAACCGTAGCTACGCGTTCAAATGCCGGTACTACGTTGTCATTTAAAAACCTTACGACGTCTAAAAATATTGGTAAAAATGCTTGTCCTAATTTTTGTTGTATGTCGTCAAATGTTGCGCCTAAGATTTTTTGTTGTGCTGCTAAACCGTCGCTGGTTCTAGCAAAGTCGCCTTGCGCGTCTGCAGTCTGCAAAAAGATTACGCGTTGCGCTGCTAAAACTTTTTGCTGCGCAGTCAATGCTTTATTGCCGCTATATATACCTAGTTCGGTTGCGGCTGCTTTTAGCGTTGCGTCATCTAGTAGCACGCCGTATTTGCGTAACGGTTCGGCTTCACCTCGAAGCGCTGAACCTAACGCTGTTATAGCGTCATCTACCGAAGTGTTATTAAATGAAGCTAAGTCAGCGGCAAGGGTTACAAGTTCGGTAGCAAAGTTAGATAGGTCTTTACCAGCCAGGCCAGCGGATTTACCAAATATTGCAAACGTGCCGGCTGCGTTTAATGCGGCTGTTTCGCTTATGCCTAACGCCGTATTAGCTGTACGGGCAAAACCTTCAACTTCTTTAGATATTGCGCCAAAAACTACAGTATTTTTGCTTATGGCTTCGTTAAAGTCTGACGCGCTTTGAATAGCTTTATATGCAAAAACGCCTACAGCTGTAGCCGCGCCCGCAATAGCTGCGCCTGCAATTAGCGTAGATTTTGCTAGCCCGCTAAAACCTTTATTAGCGTCAACGCCAAAAGCGCCTAAAGCTTTTTGTGCGCGGTTTAACCCTTTATCGTCAAACGTGCTAACTATCGGTATGTTAATTGCCATAACGCACCTTTAATTTTTTGTTTAACACTTCTGCTACGTCATCTACGATTTGTTTAACGGCGTACTGCACGCTATACCTATGCTTATTTACTGCCGGGTCTATTGCGCGCGGCTGGTTGCCTACTTCTACATTTAAGTTAGTTACAAACTGGCCTTTAGTTTTAATGCCTGCGTGGTCATAGATAGCGCCTGCAGCGTCTGTTTGTTGTGCCACCATAAGTTCGTAGGGCCTGGCTTTAAACGTAACGCTGTGGCTTTCGCGTGGGTTAGTTTCGGCGTCAAACTTATCTTTAAACTGAACCGTGCCGCCTCGACTAGCGCGCCTACCTACTTTAATTTTTAACCCAGCTTTAGCAGTTTTGTTTGACCAATACACTTCGCGGCCTTTAATAAGTTTGCCGCGCACCATACCCGATAGCGGCGGTACGTCGCCTATCAGTTGCCTAGCAGTGTTAATAATTGGCGTACCAGCGCCTTTAATATCTTTAGTTACTTGTCGTCTATAAACCTTGTCAAACTTGTTTAACTCAGCAAGCGTTTTTTGTACGCCTTCAATTTGCATAGTTACTTTGCTAGACATACGTTTTATTTCTATTGTTCAAAATTTCTATTACCGCGTAAACGTCGCCTAGTTCGTAGGGTACGTCAATAGGCCAATAACCAGTAGCTACAAGTATTTCGGCCATTACATACCTTAAGCTTCCAGGTCTGCTTTTGGGTCGTGCTGCTCGACTACTTCAATGTTTTTTAAACTGCCAATAAATAAATCTAGGTTTGCTGGCACTGTAATTTTGTTTAACCGGCTGGCTTCGTAGCACATAAACGCTAAATCTTCTACGCCTATGCCTGCCGCCATATCTGACGCTTTGCGCTTATATTTTCTTTCCCACGCAACCAGCGTCATTAGGTTTGTTTGTACTTCGTATTCTGTGCCGTCGTTAAATACGGCTTTTAGTGTTAATTGCATTACTTGCCTTTCTCGGTACGGCGTTTATTAAACGCGGCTTGTTTTTTGTTAATTCTCAGCGGCCAAAGCCGCGTCATCACGAAACAGCTTTAGCTAATGTGCCACCTGTAAACGTAAGCGTAATAGTGCTTAGTTCACCTAGCGAAGCGTTAATAGGCGTATGGCTTTCAAGATATGCGCCGGTCAAAGTATATTTAGGCGCGTCAGCTGCAGGCGTAACTAAACCTGCTGCAGTAGGCGAAACTGTAATAGTTGTTTGAATACCTACAAGGCCATAAATGGTGGCTTCTGTTTCTGACGCTGCATAGCTTTGATAAAGCGTTACTTCAAACGTGTTATTTTGTAGCGACGTAATAGACGAACCGCCAAACTTGCGTGCAGTATCACCAAACGCAGTAGTTTCTAACTGCTCTTGCGTAAACGTCAAAACTGCGCTAGTGGCCTGGTCTGTGAGGTTCACGCTGTTTATTGTCAATGCCGGATTGCTGAGGTAAACGGTCGTAGCCATATGTGTTAGTCCTTGTCTGTTTCTGTATCTTTAGTTTTAGCAGATTTCTTAGGCGTATATGTGGATATATGCCCGCTATCTATAAGCACGTCAATATTTATACCAGACGCTTCTAAATCGTTGCCGTCTAAAATATCGCCGCGTTTACAATTAGCGAACCTATCACTAGTAACTATGTATTGTGCCATATTGTGCCTTTACTGGGTTTGTGCTTGCATTGTTATAGTCAAATCATAGGCGGGATACGCTACGCCGCCTACTAATGCTTCTGTAGGCCTGCCGTCTGTTACGCCTACGTTTGCCCCTAGCACTTTGCTAGCCAGGTTTAATAGGCTGCGTTGCGCGTCTAAGTTGCCTGGCCCTAACGTTATTACGCGTACTGGAAACAACATCTTTACTATGTTTGCGTTAAACGCTTCGAAGCTGGGCGCGTCTATAAAAGCGCACGGCGGTACAAGGTTACGCGGGTCGTTTACTACCTGTAGGCCTGTAACGCCTTCAAGCGTTGTAGTTAAGTTTGTTAGCGCGGTATTAAACAGGTCAGTAAAGTTTTGGGGCATTACGCAACCGCTGGCCTATCCACGCCTAACAGCTGTTTAATCATTGGTGATAAGCCCATAGTGTTACCTGTACCTAAGCCGTCAAAACTAGCAAAGTCTGTTACGCCGCCGCGTTGACGGTAAAGCGCGCCGCCATACATAACCGTACCCAAACTTACTGAACCGTTTGGCACGGTAGTAAGGCTTTCGTTTTTATATCCTGCTTCCTGCCTTCGACGATACGCAAAACTATTCGCAGCCAAAGCGCAAGTAGTTAAAAATGCTGTATCTGCTGCAGTAGCTGTACCGATACCTAGCCAGTCTTCTATTTGTTGCGCTGTAATCCACGTACAGACCGGCGTAGTGGTTAGTGTGCCGGTTGCGGCCACTATGTTTACGTTGTCAGCTGTTTTAGCGTAAAGCACTTGATTAGCAATAGGTAGTTCAATGTCGTAGAGTAAAAAACCTTCTTCGTCTACGCCTGTGAAATAATATTGCGGTAAAGCAAAGACGGTATATGTACCGTTAAAAGTTGCGTCAACACTTGCGATAGTTACGCTTTGCCCTACTTCTAACGGGTCAGCGTTAGTAAGTAAAACGATTACTGCGTAGTTATCGGTTAAGTATTTTTGTTTGACCGAATAGACGGCCATAGCTGGCCTACCTTTCGGCTATTAGACGAACTTAACGAACTTAGTAGCGTCAGCCATAAACCCGGCTGCGTAACCTCTGAACGCAATAGTGCGGCCTAATGTTGCAGGTACTTCTACGCTAATTGCGCCTTTTTGCTGTTCGTAGAACTCGAAGCCTGCAGCTGGTCCGGCTGCGTGGCCCATAAACGAACCTGGGGCGTGTCGGTCAACTACAAGCACAAGGCCTAGCGGGTTGCCGTTCCAACTTGTAGCAGAAGAATTACCTGCAGCGTTTTGTCCCATAAGGTTTGGTGCGCCTACAAATGGAAACACTGGGCGGTTCTGGTCATCTACTGAACTTGCCAAAGCTTTCCAGCTGGCAGGCGTTACGAACATATGCGTAGGCAAATAATTGCTATCTGTAGAAATTTGTCGTGCGCCTTCGTAAATTGCTGCTACCCAGTCCGCACCTACTGCAGTGTCTGCAACAGACGAAGTTTGTGTAATTGCAGCGTGGCAAGTATCTATTGCGTAGTTGTCAGTTGCCTGACCGTAAGCAATAGCTAACTGGTTTAAAATAATGTCAATGCTTGCAGGGTCTGAAAAATCCAAATCCTGTTCGGACACTGTAACAAAAGTACCGAAACTAAGTTTAGAAATGTCATTGTTCGAAACGACAACAGTTGAAGCGTTTAGCTGGTCAAACTGCGCCGATTGCTGTTGCACTACTGGGCGTGTTGTAATTTTTGGTCTGCGAAATGTTGCGCCTTGTGTAGGCATTGCGCGCGTACCGATAGCAGACACGAAAGGCCTAACAGGGTTAAGTCCGTCATATACAGAACCAGTAATAATTTCTGGCAAAATACCTGGGGTACTTTCAGTGTTAATAAATGGTGCAACGCCCGGCGCTGCTTCAATTACTGCTTGCTTAATGTTTGCGTTCATCTGTGCAAAATCTGCACCGCCGCGAACATAGCTTGC